GCAACCTGTTGGCAAGCTTGACTATCTGTGATAAGCCACCATCTGCTGACCTTGAGTAATAGCTGTCGTGCCTTAAGAGTCTTGAGATTGATATTGTTACTGGTGAGTATGTGAAATACACCGCTGACTTTATCGGTCGCCGCGGTACGCCTGCTACAAGCACCGTTACGTTTGTGGAGTCTGAGGCTGAGTTTACTAGTAAGTACTGCCAGCTGAAGATGGCCGCTAACAAAGCCGGTCTTGCAGCCGCACCACGTGTATCTATCAAGAGCGCAAAGGTGAAGATTGAGCGTAACACTGAAGCCTACTACGAGGCCGGTAGTGTCACGCCTGCCGAGATTCACAATAAGGCATTTGACGTGATGTTTGAGTGTGAGCGGCGCTACAGCGACAACACGCTTAAGGATGCATCGCTTAAGAACACCAAGTACGCCCTCGAGCTTTCAATGGTGAACACTGATGACAAGATCGGTACAGCAAAGGATGAAAACCCATCGCTTAAGTTTACCTTGCCAGCTGTCGTTATCTCTGAGTGGGAGCGCGACCAAGGGCTCGATGACGTTGTTATGGAGAAGTTTACCGTGCAAGGCCTATTCTCTGCTGCTAACGGCACGCAGATTGAGGCAGAGCTGGTGAATAGCACCGCAAGTTACTAATAAATCAAATAAGGAAAGGACACCAACCAATATGGGCCGTTTATCACAACAATTTGCAACCAAAGTAAGTCTAGCCATGCTAGCCGACAAGTACGGCAAGCTGTGGAAAGACGCTTACGTAGAGATTGCGCCACTAACCATGAAGCAGCTGCCAGAGCTACGCAACTTCCAGGGTGAAGCTAGCGCAGACGGCGAGCTTACCGACGACCAGACAGCACAGCTACTGCCTATGGTTAAAAAGGGTTTTGTGGGTGGCAAGATCGTCTTTAACGGTGAGCTAGTAGACGCAGAAGCTGATGACCTGGACGATTTGCCTGTGTCCGCAGCATCGCAAGTGATTGTGGCAGCGGTTGGTGCTACTGACCCAAAATAGTTAGCGACTTGGAGCGCGTCATTTACTACGATAGGCCGGCGAAGGAAGCAGCCACATTGGACTTGCTAACTCGCCGGCGTTATCGTAAAGAGTTTGGACTAACAGCCCAAGAGATGGACGACGAGCCGGTCGCAGAGGTTAATTACATGATGAAGATATTCTACCTTGAAGACAAGCGGAGCGAGTACGAGAATAAAAAGGCAATGCGCCAGAATAGCAGCGTAAACAACCATGGCTAATACTATACAGATCATTATCAAGGCACGAGACCAAGCCACCCAAGAGATGGACAGGGTGAGTGCTGCCTCTGGGAAGCTTAAAAAGCACCTAGAGCCTGTTGGTTCGGCCATGAAGCTTGTGGGCGCTGGTGCATTAGCTGCCGGTGTAGCCTCTGTGAAGATGGCCGGCGATTACGAGCAAGGCTTGAACATATTCAAATCAGTGTCTGGTGCTACAGCGCAGCAGATGGCTATGGTGGCCGCTAAAGCGCGTGAGTTAGGCCAAGATGCGTCTTTGCCTGGTGTGAGTGCTAGAGACGCCGCAAACGCCATGACAGAGCTATCAAAGGCCGGTTTGTCGGTGAATGATACGCTAGCCGCATCAAAGGGTGTTATGTCGCTTGCTAAAGCGGGCCAGATTGACGTGGCAGACGCTGCTACTATCGCAGCCCAAGCATTAAACGCTTTCAAATTGAAAGGAAGCGATGCCGGCAAGGTTGCTGACGTTCTCGCTAACGGTGCTAACGCCTCCGCTACAGATATTCGTGGCCTCTCTCTAGGCCTCCAGCAATCCGCAGCTGTCGCTAGCCAGTTTGGTGTGTCATTAGAAGACACAGTAACCACACTTGGCCTATTCGCTAACCGTGGTATGCAAGGATCAGACGCTGGTACGTCACTTAAGACGATGCTTATTAGCTTGGCCAACCCGAGCAAAAAGGCCGCAAACCTTATGCATGAGTTGGGTATTCACGCCTACGACGCTAGCGGTAAGTTCGTTGGTATGCGGCAACTTGCCCAAAACCTCCAAAACGGGCTTAAAGGCCTATCTGAAGAGCAGAAGCAGCAAGCATTGGCCACTATCTTTGGCACTGACGCCTTCCGTGCGGCTGCCTTCCTGGCTGATTCGGCTGGTAAGTCATATGATGACATGTCAAAGGCTGTGGGCCGTTCTGGCGCTGCTATGGACTTAGCCAAGGCACAGAATAGCGGCTTTAACGGTGCATTGGACAACTTGAAGAGCACACTAGAGACTGTAGCTACAGACTTTGGGCAAAAGCTACTACCTGAGCTTACAAAAGTGATCAAGCAGCTTGCTGACTCTGGCGCTATTGAAGCGTTTGGCAACATCCTCACCGCGCTTATACCAGTGCTAAAGATGGTTGCAGCTGGCTTTATAGGACTTAAAGCGGCTGGGATTATAAACTGGTTTATACAGCTTGGCAAAAACGTAAAGGAAGCTGGCAGTGTGATCACGGCATTGAGCACCGCATTGCGTACCAACCCACTCGGTTTGATCATAACAGTGATAGCGACATTGATTCCGCTTTTGATCGACCTTGAAAATCGCTTTCATATCTTTAGCACGGTAGTTGAGTGGATCAAAAACGCCTGGAATGGTATGGTTGAGTGGTTTACTGGCATCTTTAATGGCATAGGCCAAGCATTGAGTAATGTATGGCAAGCTATCACTACAGCCTTTAACAATGTGACCGCTTTCTTGCAAAACTGGGGCCCGACCATCCTTGCCATCATGTTCTGGCCGTTCTCGCTGCTTATCGGGCTTGTGATTACGTTTAAAGACCAGATTATGGCCGTGCTAAACGCTTTATGGAGCGGCATATCGGCTGGATTCCAAGCTGTTACGGGCTTTATCCAAGCTGTTTTCCAAACCGCGTCTGCTGTCGTTATGGCTGTGTGGTCGCCTATCGCTGGCTTTTTCGGTGGTGTGTGGGCACAAATCCGGGGCATTTTCTCTGGTGTCGGTAATTTCTTTGGCGCTGTGTTCGGATGGGCAGCTAATGCAGCATCTGGTGCGCTAAACAGTATCATTGGCGTAGCTAGCGGCGTGTACAACGCTATCGCGAGCTTTTTCCGGCCAATCGGTACTGTAGCTGGTAACATGATCGGCGGTACTATCCGCGGTGTCGTCAACGGCATCATCGGCATGGTGCAAAACGGCCTTAACAGCTTTATCAGTATGATCAACGGTGCGGCCGGCATCATCAACAAAATACCTGGTGTGCACATTCCTGGGATTCCACACGTTGGCTTGCCTCGCCTCGCCTTTGGTGCGAAGAACTACGCCGGTGGTGTTACCTTGGTTGGAGAGCGCGGCCCTGAGCTAGTCAACCTGCCAAAGGGTACTGACGTATACACTGCTACACAAACCGCGAACGCCTTCCGGAATAGCCGAGGCGGTGGCGGCGGTGTTACAATACAACACATGGAAGTACACAACGACGTTGATGCGCACAATGTAATCGAGCAAATCGGCTGGAGGTTAGCAAGAGGATGATCATTAAACTAAACAACTTTGTAATAAACGACCGGGAGAGCAGGTTTTACCTGGACACAGTAAAAGGTTTTGCCATTCCTGAGATTCGTACGAGTAGCGCCGTCTTGACTGAGAGAGACGGCGGCTACGTTGCCTCACAGTTCTACGGTATGCGCAAAGTGTCTATACAAGGGCGTATATTCGGCGAAGATGAAGCGGAGCTAGAGCAGAAGCGCAAAGAGATTATGGCGGCCGTGCGGCAAAAGTCTATCGCTATCGAGCTAATTACCAATGCTGGTAACTCGTACTTGGTAAATGGCCACCTGACTGATTCCGAGATGGACTTTGACCGGCTTATCAACAGTTCTGACTTTCGTTTTGAGTTTCTATGTCCTGACCCGGTTATCTACGACAATACAGACGGTACGGCGCTATCTGTACAGGTTGGCAAGCAACGTGGCGGCGGTTACACCTTCCCATATGTACTGCCTGTTAGCTGGCAGTCTGGTAGCGGCGAGGTTACAGCGCGTAACAACGGTAACACTCCAGTTAAGCCTGTGATCAAGTTTAAGGGCAGTATGACCGACCCGACACTAATCAATGTGACCACCGGCAAGCTCGTGCAGCTGTCTGGCTTTAGCGCGCCTGAAGGCAGTGAGGTTGTTATTGACACCCGTACCCGCAGCGTCCTACTGAATGGCGGCAACATCTTTGACAAGCTGAGTGACCAAAGCACGTTCTTTAGCTTGCAGCCAGGCGACAACGTATTTAGGCTTGAGAGCGCAAGTGGTGCCGACACAGTAGTAGCTATCGTTGAGTGGCGTAACGGCTTTATGGGGGTATAGCATGGACTTTAAACATGGCAGCGATTACGCATTTGAGCTATGGCACAAGAATGGCCAGAAGCTCGCAGACATTACCCACCTCTGTAAAAACCGGCGCTATTCTACTGAGCGCAACGAAGCTGACACTATCGAGTTTATGGTAGACCTACACGAGTTTGAGCGATATTGTGCTGGCATTGGTACGCCTCCACAGTCATTGCTTTACCCATTGCAGACAGACGTGCGGGTAAAACGTAACGGTGTGTATATCGTAGGCGGCCAAGTCACATCTACCACCATCAAGATCGACCAAGAGGCTGACATTGAAGTACGTGCGACTGGCTACCTTAATATGCTAAAAGACCGCCTGGTGACCAATGAGTACCGCCAGACAGATGCCGCAGAGATTGCACTTGACCTTGTACGCCATATCCAGAGTGATAGTGCTGGCGATATGGGCATTGAAGTGCCGCACGATGGCCAATATATGACCGGCAAGCTACGCGACCGTACGTACAAGCGTGCTGACGTTAAGGATAAGATATTGAAGCTTACCAACCTCATCGATGGTAATTTTGACGTAAGGGTTACCCCTGACAAGAAATTTTACACGCTGCCTACCTTTGGCTCGCCACGTACTGACGTTGAGTTTATCGTGGGCGGCCCTGAAGGTAACGTGAAGAGCGCAACCATCGAACGTTCGGCTACTAGTGTGTACAACAAAATCTGGGGGCTTGGTTCTGGCTTTGGCGACGACCAAATCGTATCAGTGCAGAGTGACCCGTTGAGCATCAACGCTTACTACACCCGCGAGAAGGTGGTGACCTTTAATAGCGTTAAAGAGCAAAGCACCCTAAACCAAAACACCGCCGCAGCCGTAGCCAAGTACTCTACTATGCTTGAGATTCCCAAGATCACCGTAACCGGGCGTGAGTTTGATATAAACTATATCAAGGTTGGCGACTACATACCTGTGCGCACCAGCGGCCACAGTATGATTGAAGGACTGAATAAAGTGTACCAGGTGCAGAAGATCGAGGTACACCTGGACGATAACGGCTTTGAAGAGCAGATAGAAGTGTACCTAGACGACTTTACAGTACCGCAGATCCAAGAGGATCAAGACGATGACTAGACTCGATCGCTTATCTGAAAACACTTTGTATGAGGAGTTGAGACAACTCCAGATTGACTTTAGAGAGTTAAAGTATACACAACCTACCTCTGGTAAGAGCGGTGTGCGCACCTACGAGAGCGAGACAGGCAGAGTGTGGGACTATGACGGCACGATTCCTAACGGCTCACGAGAGATTACGGTAACGTTTACCGGTAACGGCTCACAAACACAGCCCATCGTAAATGGCTACATGTTTATGTACATGGGTATGATAAACCAGGACGCGTGGAGCTTTCCGCAATATAGCTCGATACAGGGCGGTTTGTACTATGAGGATAGTGACGGTGCTGCTGTAACGGTGCGCAAACTCATGGAAATTGACGAGTCGCTAGCTGGCGACCCGCTAAAGACACGCTGGAAAACACTCATATTAAACACTGGCAACATTTGCCGTCTCCGCCTTAAGGTGCGGGTGCGTGGCACGTGCGCCGGATATATAGAGGTATCGGTAAAATGACAGTTGAGAGAATGAGCGAGCTGCCGAGCGAAAGGCTCGAGGCTATACTATCCGAGCTAGAAAAAGAGATGGCAGAAATTAAAGAGTCGCAGATAATCAGTGGCGACAACATGCGCTTTACTGAGAGCAGCACTAACGCCGTAGCTGACTGGCAAGGGCCGCTGCCTAGAGGTGGACAGTTCGGCAATGCTGGCGCTAAATTCCTACGTGTTACAGCCACCGCCAAGCATAGTGAAGTGCTATTTGCTGACATTATATTTGAGGCGCGGTATCCTGACGGTACACTAGTGTATGAAACAGACCAGAAAACAAAGCCGTTTGGCCAGTTCTTTAAGCGTATCGTACAACCCTTACCGCTTGTATCTAATCGTACAAACCAGGTAGAGTGGCTAGTTGGTGTAACCGGCACAGCTGGGCAAACCGTGAGTATGAAAGTATACATAGTAGCAAATGATAATGTAGAAGTAGGAGTGGTAGAGCATGTCTAGGCTAGATATGATGACAGCTAACCGCCTTTACCAGCGCATCAATGCCTTGCGGCGATTCCGTGACGAGATAAAGCTAGGACAGCAGGGCTTTGGTAGTGACAGTGTGCGCACAAGTATTGTACAGAGCGGCAATAGGTGGGATGTTGATTTGGACAATGTGGGATTTAATGACCGAGTGGTAGACGTTACTTTTGTGCCCAAGGATGGCGATCGCGAGGAGCTACGCAGCCTCGTATACCGCCTTGTCGTCAAATCTGAGACACATGAAGCTGAAAGGTCGGTAGATCATCATGTGCAGCGTTTGCGCCCCGTAGACGGCACACAGCGCTGGCAGATCGTGTTAGATGGCAACAGGCGCAATAATGGCATATGGCGCGGCAAATTCTACCTATACGCTGCCGGTAGGGGCTCGCTGAAGATTAATATTTTGACTACAATATAAACTGAAAGGATTACACATAATGACAAGACTTGTATTTAACCGAGACGGAGGCAAGACCGACGAGTACGGCCACATGATTGGCTTTAGCTGGCATATCCAAGGCGATGTGCTTGGCGGCCTCGTAGTAACGCCTACCAGCACTCCGGGCATGTCTGTGCAGGTAGACAGTGGTATTGCAGCCTTACCGCGTAATAGCGGCGGCAAGATGTACCGCATCTACTGTGGGCTAGACGCGCCAGAGACTCTAACTATACCAACCGCTAACACGAGCAACCCACGTATCGATACCGTGGTGCTTTATGTCGACATGAAGGTTACGCCAACAACCGGTGTGACCAACAATAGTAACAACATGTGCAAGCTTATGGTTGTGCAGGGTGCGCCATCAAGCAACCCACAGGGAGCGAGCGAGAGCCAAATACAGTCTGCCGTTGGCGCTGGCAACCCATTTATCGGGCTATCCAAGGTACGTGTGGACGCTGGAGTTACACAGATTACCTTTAATAAGTGTGTCGACATTAGGGATTTTGCATCACCTGGCTTTGTCGATGGCCGCTTTATGAAAGATAAATCAATCAACTTTAAGGGCTACGGTGATAGCAGTATCGGCCGCAACGCTATAGACTGGACACAGTTTAATGAGAATAAGTACTCAACATCAGAAATTAACACCAACAAAACCTTTATCGACGGCAAACCAATCTACCGCAAAGTGTTCAGATTTAACACAACTGGCAATGGACAAGAAAACGGTTTTGCCGACGGTACATTTGCTATGGTGGATAGCCTCATTAATTTTGATGCTGTTCTTAACATGGCTAACGGTGAGCGCTATCCGAACGGTTACACCAACCCGGCAGCCCCGTCCTTGCAGTACTTCCAAGCAAAACTCGCAGTCTATAACGGTGTGCAACAACTCCGTTACAATACCCGGTCGGATGGCACAGCCCTAGTTATTATGGAGTACACCAAGCGATGAGCGAACTAACGCCAATGAATAAGTACGAGGTTAAAGAGGCTATAGACGACGCTATACAGAAGCACGAGGCACGCAAGGAAGGTAGCTTTGTGCCTATCTACGCGCTCGACCTGTACAAAAAAGACATTGAATCACAGATTCGCGAGCTAAACGGTGAGATTAAAGACTTGAAAGCTGACGCAGCAGACGCAAGAGACCGCAACCGCTGGCTGTTTCGTCTCGTGGTTGGTGCTGTGATCACCTCATTTATTCCTATTGCTATTGCATTGCTGAGCAGGGGGAGCGGGGGGTTGCTACGATGAGCAAGGTACGACACGTCGTAGAGTGGTTGAAAAGAGACAAGCTACTTAAAGCGCTATCAGTGGCTATGATATTTAGCTTAGCCTTTAGTGGCTACACTCTCTTTAAAAGCCTTACACTCCAGCCCGGCCAGTCTGTCACTATAAGTGGAGGGGCGAAGGTTGAAAAGCCAGTAACTAGCATCACCAACGCCCAAGTAGACAAAAACGGCAATCTAGTCGTCTACTACTCCGACGGCGAGGCTCGCAATGTCGGTTCGGTTATTGGAACGTCTGGTAAAGACGGGGCAGACGGTAGAGCACCAACCGCTACAGAAATTGCTGTGGCGGTTAAGGCTTACTGTATCACCAATCAATGTTCAGAGTCGCCCACTAGCGCACAAGTATCCGCTGCTGTAGCATCATATTGTGCAAGCGGGAATTGTAAGGGGAGTGACGGTAAAAACGCATCTGACGATCAAGTTGCCGCAGCCGTGGCGCGATACTGTGCGAACGGTAAGTGTAAGGGTGAGACTGGGGCTGCTGGAGCGACTGGCGCAGCAGGCTTGAGCGGACTAAACGGGGCGAACGGCGCAGATGGCCAAAGCCCCGCGTTAGCTTGTGTGGATGTTAAAGATAACTCTGGCAATCAAACGTCATGGATTGCCTGGAAATATCCAAGCGAGCAAAACAGCGCGTACAGGCGTTTATACAAAATCGACCACCAACCTAATTGCATAACAATTTAATTAAATGGAGGTTTGCAATGGAACTTGCAAAACAACTACTTAACAAACACACTAAACTTGGGCGCGCAGTCCGTACTGGCTTACAGGTCGTACTCGCTGTATTGACCGCAGCGCTTGGCTTGTTGGCTGTACCAGGGCTTGAGAAGCAGCTTTTTGACCTTGGTTTTCTGCCGAGCATGGGCCTGTTCGCTACCTGGAGTGGTGCGATTAGCTACGCTTGGAACGCGGCAGAGGGCCTATACAAAGCTTTCTACGCTGACGACGAGACCACGGAGGTTAAATAATGGCAGTAGATGCAAACGCACAAGACTGGGCAAGCAAGCGCATTGGCATCTTTTTCCCTGCTGGGTTAGCTGACAACACCGAGGGTGTGCTCACTGGCCAGTGTGTATCGCTCATTAAGTGGTTTTTGGCTGAGATGTGCGAGAACGTACCACGGCCATTTGCCGCTCGTGGTGACGCTAAAGACTTTGGCAACACTCTCGTGGCACAGGGTATCGCTGATCGTGTCGGCGATCTAAAGCGTGGCGATATTATCGTCTGGCCATACGACGGTGGCGGCTACGGCCATATTGGCGTTTACATGGGCGATGGTACTGTGTTCGAGGAAAATGTAAGTGCTAGTGGCCAGCGCACCGCTGATTACGGTGTAGGTACTGTCTACAGCGCTAATGTCTCGCCAATCGACGCACCATGGCGTATTGGTGGCTACAACATTTACCGTGTCCGTAGCTATGTTGAGAATATTGTACGCACCCGTGACCGCAGCGATGAGGTAAACTACCTTAATGGTTTGTACCATAGGGTGCTTGGCCGTGACGTAGACGAAGGTGCAAAGAGCCACTACCTAAAGCAAATTGATACTGGGTGGAATTGGCAGCAAATCGAAGGGGATTTGGCCAACTCACAGGAAGGACGCATTGTGCGCCAACGCCGCGAAGAGGAAGCTGAAGCCGGCCGCAAAGCTATCCAGAGCCAGATCGATGAGATTAACCGCATCTACCATCGCGTACTAAGCCGTGAGGCGGACGAGGAAGGCTTAAAGCACTACCGAGGGCAGATTGCCCAAGGTTGGGACTACGGCGCAATTGAGCGCGATTTGCTGGCCTCTGAGGAGTACCGACAGCGCCAAGAGGTTATTACGCGAGCAGCTCACGAGGCTGAGGCACGTGCGGAAGCAGAGGCAAAAGCCAAAGCCGCAGAAGAGGCCAAGGCCGCAGAAGCTGAGCGTCAAAACCGTGCCGCTATTCCTGAGCCTGAAACGCCAGAGACTCCAGCCGAGCCAGAAGCTAAAGAGGACGACAAAGCAGACGAAGACCACAAGATGCTTGTATCGATCCATAGCATGGTGCAATGGCTCGTAAACGCCATCCGTTCTATCTTCCATATTAAGTAGTTGTGTATATCACACTGCCATTGGTAAAATAGAGGTACGACGTTCGAGTTATTCGCCCCCTATAGGTACGTCGCAGCCCTGGTTGTCTCGTCCTTTCTCCAACCAGGCAACACGCCCCGCCGTTTTGTTGTGTTTCCGGCGGGGCTTTCTATTGATTTGAAATAGTCATGTGCTATAATTGAGCTAGTGGAGGGTTTCGGCCTTCCAAGTACCTTGGTTTCCACAACCACTTTACCCTCTTTTCACCCCTGCTGATGTAGAAGACAGCAGGGGTTTCCCATTTTCTATCCTCTGATAATGGTAAAGTGTTCTTCTGTATCCACGTATACCGTGGCTTTATTTATATGGTGCTCGTCCATTTCAGCCTCTATTTGTTTGGCGGCGTCGCTGTAGTCGTACATATCGACAATCTCGCAATCCAACTTGAAATAAAGCGCGCCATCCTTGTCCTCTACGTCTTTATAGGTGGCAAAGCGTTTTGTATGTAACACACCGTGGCGTATCTGTTCTTTGATAGTCATTTTGTCCTTTCTTTGTTATGTATCAATAATAGCACAACGTCGTGTATGATGAAATAGAAAAAGCCGACATTATTGCCGGCTTTGTTTATTACCTGTGGAAAACTACAGATAAGCTTTTACGAGCAGATATGTAGCAATGGCTACGATAATAACGCCGATAGCGCTACCTATTGCCTCGCCTTTTGATTCTGCTTTTAGAATCTTGAATGTATAGGTTACACCGGTAAATGTAGCACAGATGAGGTAAAACCATACAAACAGTTTTACAAAATCGATTGTGATTGTCATTATATTTTCTCCGTGTAGTTACCGTGGTATGATGCTTTTTTGTTTGTGTAGCCAAGCGCCATAAGGACGTGCCGGCCAAGATAGTGTAAGTACCGTACAGCGCCATCTGACGCGTCCTGGCTCGTCTCATAATGCCGTGTGGAGTGTGAAAGCTCCAGTGAGCCATCATACACCACCCAACCCCATTTACCATCTTTAAACTGCTTTATTTGGACTTTCACATTACTTTGCGGCGGTTTAACGTTAGCAGCTGAGAGGGGTTCGGTATACATACTTAATACCCTCTTTGCCATATCTGCACATTGTCTGTTGTCTACCATTCTTAAAACTCCGGTATGTTGTCAAAGTCAACTGGCCCATCAAACTCATCTGGCGTTGGCTGTTCTGGTTTTTTATCAATTGATGCTAGTAATTGCTCGAGCGTAGCCCCTTCGATTCGGTTTGCTACCTCTTTTAGCTTTACCACAGTTACCTTGCTTGGATCGAGCACAGCACCCTTGCCGCCAATAGCAGCGCCAAGGATAGCTTTGCGGTCTTCGTCACTCGTCACACCTTTTGCGGCAAGTCGCTTACTCACTGCTACAATCTGGCGCACACTAGCCATCGCTGGCTTTTGTTGCTTTGCCGCAACCTCTGGCGTCTGGCTGTCCGGGTCTTCATCGCCCTTACTACTAATGTTGAATTGGCGCATCAAGTAATACTTAACGGCTGCCGTTGCTGCCTTATTGGTAGCCTTGTCGCCATAGTCTGCTGCCTCGCCTTGCCACTTAACAACAAAACGATCGTCTGGCTTGTCGGCGTTTACCACTGTAAATTCAAAGTGACATACAGTGCCCACACCAGAACTTCCACGGCTGGTCGTAATAGCGCTACGCTCCTGCTCGACCATGCTTGGAATGAGCACGACGCCGTACTTACTGAAAAGCTCACGGAACTTACCAGCAATGGTTTCGTACTCGATATATTTGTAATTTTGTTGTTGGTTGTTGCCGTCTTTGGCAATAACTCCAATCTCGCCAGTTATCTTGGCGAGCTTTTGGTAAAGGTTTAGCTGTTGTGTTTCAGCCATATCTTATCCTTTCGTTTTATATTACGTTTCTATTGTATATCAACGTCGTGCATAAGTCAAGCATCAAGCTCATCATATAGGTTTGTTAGCTCTTCTGGTAATGGCTCATTAGGATGCCAACGCTTCCATGCTGCAACTTTTGCCATATATGTGTTCATTTTGTATCGTTTTTGTGATTGTTTTGATTTTTCTGCTATCTTTTTGTAGTAGTTCGGGTCGTTCTCTAGCAGTGCTTTTGCTCGCTTTTGCCCTGGTGTCATTAAAACACCTCCTCATTATTGTTAGTGTCTATTTTGTAGTTTTCAAATACCGCCTCATACTCTTGCACTAGTTCGAACCGATGCTTGGTATGTATACCCCCTGACAGATATTTATCAACAATGCCGGCCGCCTCGTCATAGCCACACGCGAACGTAGCGTAGTAGCCACGCTTTAATAGCTCCAGCAGCATGGCCGCCTGCTCTTCGTAGTGCCTGTTTGCCCAGTCGCCAGCCTTACGCACCTTATAGTCACCCTCTCGCACCTTGCTGCCGCTCCTACGAGCGTACAAATGCACATCCTCGCGCTTTAGCTCGATAAGTAGGCCATGTAGTCCGTTTACCGGCTCTAGTATCGTTAGGTCTGGATACCCGCGGCCACTCTGTAGCCGTTTGTTTTGCGCGGACTGGCCTATAGTCATCTTAAGGCCAGCCGCATAGTCTGTGTGAAATACCACAAACGGCCACTTAATCTTTATGTGGTCTGCTACTCGTGCGTGTATGCTCGCCTCCGCTTTTGCGATTTTTTGCCTTCTCTGCATAGCTCTCCATCTCCTCTAGAATATATCTAGGCTTAAGGTTACTTGGCAATTTTTTCCAGTTCAGTGACTGTTTGATTCGCTTTTTGAATAGTCGTAGATGCATTACAGTTTCTCCAGTTTAAACACGCTCGTGTAGCTCTCTGCATACTTTGCGTCGTTCAGCTCTTTAATCTCCTCATTGCTTAACACGCCGGACTCTTTAAGCTCTTTAACCAGCTTGTCTGCCGCCTTAACGTCTACCACGCTGATAGAGTCCATAGCGTCTTCATCGAGGTACTTTTTGAGCGTAGGCTTGTGGTACACGTACTTACTGGCTCGACTAGAAAACTTGAACGTATAACCGTTGCCGGCGTCCAGCTCCTCGTCATCACCCATGCGCACTAGCATATCTTCCTTGATACGCTGCTTCATCCGCCGTGCCATCGCCTCCATCTGCGTGAGATAGTCGTAGGCGATAGCGGCAGACTCTGGCGTGCTAGCGTCTAGTTCGCACAGCTCGCCAGTGGCTTTGTTTACGTCTTGGATCATTTATAGCCTCCCCAACTCGTCTAATATTTTATCTTTGAATATTTCAACGGCAGCATATACAAGCGTGACGCTGTCGTCGTCAAATTCTTTAACAAAAGCTACTGTCTTGGCCTCTACTTCGTCCATGTCAATTTCGATGCCCTCTACCAGCTCTTGTACTTTGTATTTAGTTAGTAACATTTTTATCTATCTACTTCCTTTTTTACTCATCCAGCCATTGCCAAAAAGCGTAGCACCCACATACAGACAGTATGCATTGCCCTTGCTACCACTACCAACACAACTGGCGAGAATAAGACGAGCAGCAGCTTCGCTATGTACTTTACCCTACTCATCGTACTCGTCCTCTACCTTTTTTATAAGCTCATTAACAATATCGGCTGCATCGTTTATATGTAATATTGCTGCGGCCACCTTTGTTTCTGCGCCAATGAGCTTGTGTTTGCATTGACGGGTTGCTATAGCTAGCTGATGCCCTGCAAGCTCTATATTGTTTAGTTGAAATTCCAAAATCTCGACTGCCCTTTCGCTGTTAATCATACATCGCCACCTTCGCTGCCAAGATACCCATACGCTCACGTGGTGTTAGCCCACCTCGCATACCGTATTCTACGTCGCCGGTCATCAGCGCATCTGCTAAACACTCGCCCTTGACCGGACACTCTGCGCAAATCTTACGTGCATCATTGTAGTTGTTATATCCGTTATACTCATCAGCATATGCTTTATTTACCGGAAAAAAAGCCTCCGGGTCTGTTTGCGCGCATAGTGCGCTACCTCGCCATTTATTCTCCATCTAAAAATCCTCCTCGGTTTATTTTTCTATTATTTCAATCTACCGACCATAAATATTTTTATGTCATCGACAAAGGCTGGCGTATTAATATCACCGTCTTTGCCGTCATAAAGAATGTCGTTTAGATTCTCTACGAGCCACTTCCTGGTAATCTCCATAATCTCCTCAGCCTTCATGCCATTGTTAGTTGACTTGTCGAGTACTTCTAAAATTTGCTGTTTCACTCCCACTCTCCCATCTTTTCGCCATAGTCAATTGTTAAATCTATAGCTTTTTCAATGTCTGTGATCGCTTCAGCTAGTTGCTTTCGGTAGTACTGCGGCCGCGAAAGCTCTTTGATGAGCCAATCTTGCACCTCGCCAAGCAGCGCTACCGCCTGGTCTACAGTCTTTACACTGTCTTCGCCATCGTTGCTTTTTAAATCTTCAAGCACTTTTGATCCTTTCTACGTTGGTTATGCGGTATGAGAAAATCATACCTTTTTGTTGTTCAAGCTTTTTGAGCGCTTCGCGAGCGCCTTCCGCTTCAGTCACAAACTCTCGTGGCTTTTCGCGTTGGCGCTGGCGAAACATGATTGTGTATTTGTACATTACATTTTCACTTGCTTGGTGATGGCGTTACGTACGCCGCTAGTGTATCGCTTGGCCTGTACACTGTCCAGCCGGCGGTTGATAGCATCAACGATAGCTTCACGGTCGCTAATCTCTGCAAGCATCTGATCCTTATAGGCCTGCAATTCCTCTTCAGGCAGTCCGTCCACTACCTCTTGCATTTCAAGCATAGTGTCTTGGACTGGCTCGCTCTCAGGTGCTTGCCAATCGTGCGGCTCAGGATACTCGCCCTTAATGACTGATCGTGGAATTGCAAATGATTGCACCCCGTCTCCTAATGTTGCGCTGTTACGTTCAGCCAGCAGCTCCTCAGGCGATGGTGTATCAATCATCATGTCATTGTATTGCCCAATGTGTTTTTTGTACTCTGTCATACTTTCCTCAGTTTCATGTTTACAATGTCCGCGCAAGTGATCACTTAGTGTGTCGAACTGCGCCCATTTGTCGTTTGTTTCTTGGTTTAGTTTTGGTGTGTTGTAGTTCATTTATTCCCCTTTCTGTTTCTTGGTTTCAAGGTCTTGGGCTGCTCTAGCAAGCATACTAGATGCTTTATCTATATACCCGGTCGCGCTGGCTATATAGATAGATTTGGTTGCGCTACCATCGTGTAGCGTCTCATCTATAAACTCCAGCACGCCTACCATGTGTTGTAGCTGCTCTCTGTATGTTTTGAGCTTCAACCTAATTTTTGCTTTGTTTGATGCCACGGTTAATCTCCAGTGCTCGCTCGCGCACCTTGCGCTGGTGCTCTTCCTTATCGAGCTTGAGCGACTCTTTGAAAGCCTCCCATTCAATCTGCGCTTTTTCCTTCTCTGCGCGTCGCTTCTCACGCCAAGCTGCGTACTTTGGATTACGCTTCGCAATGTAGTCTGAAACCGTCACACAGATGTATGTGACAACAAACAGTACTACAAGTAGAAGCACTATTGGCGAGGCCAGCAACGGCAAAAAGAGGATCAGTAAGATAATAATCAAAAACGGCATATTATCGTACCACCTTACTTGCTAGCCTGTCGTTTACGTCACACTCACAGAATAGCCAAACATTGAATGATGCGGCTGCGATGAAAAACACAGCCAAAATGTTAAATTGTATGATTGCCATGTAGGCCAGCGTAAGTGACGCTGCGCACCCGACTACAGCAGCGATTTTGCCGATAGTCGCAATTACTTTAGTTTCCATAATTACTTTATCCTTTCTTTTAAAAGTTGTTTTCAAAACCTGATTGTTAAGTTGCAAAGTTCGTCTTGCTCTCGCCCCGTTTGCTTATGTACTTATCATAGCGCAACGTCGTGCATAATGCAATAGAAAATACCGACTTTTTGCCGGTATTTTTCTATAGGCTGTGGAAAACTTTTAGCCTTGGATGAGGCGCATCTTTCTACCTACAATAGTATTGCCCACTTTCTCCTCTTCCTCTGCGCCTTGCACAAAGACACGGACGTAGTCCACTTTCATCTCTTGAGGTAGCATCTCCGCTAGGCCGGCAATCCAAGGCCCGCGAAACTCTAGGCCAACGTGCGGCTGCCATTCAACACCATCAAATGGTTTGACACCTGTCATAATTTGGTCGTTGATAGTCTCACCTGCTATGATCTTTTCCAAAACAACCTCACCGTCGTAGATAAACTTTATGCGATCCTCTTCAATTGAGAAGGCATACGTGTGAAAGCTATCTACGCCAATGATTTGCTTTTTAAAAGTGCCGGTAATAAAGCTACCGCGAGCTTTACCGCCACAAACGTACTCACAAGCGATAAAACTACCATCATCTTGTGGTGATGAGGTAATAGTAACCTCCATACGCTTTAGCCAGCTGTCATACTCTTTCGGAATTGTCGGCACAAGTTTGAATGTCGAGGACATCCACCGGGACTTGGTCGGCAGCGCCATGCGTGCTTCAAAATACAATACACCTGAAAACTTTTTGACACTCTGTATAGCAGCAGAGAAAAAATCGTATGCCGTGCCGTTGACGACTTTGCCGGCTTCTCTCGTCGCTTTAAATACTACCGAGCCACCTTCAGTTCGGCCGTTAGTGTTAAAGTCCATATACGACTTGCGCTGCGTTACAATCTCACCGCCTTCGATTGGTCGCCATTTTGATCTGTCTAATGTTGGCGCTTTAAATTCATCGTTAAATACGGGAGTATACCCGTTTGTTTTCCAGTCAAAAGCTCCGTCTAGTATATCCATTTCGTTACTTTCCTTATTAAACTCTAAAATTATTAAATGATACCATACTCATATAATAACCGAACCAATACAAAACAGCCACCCTCGCATAGTGGCTGTTTTGCTGTGTTTTTTGGCTATCTACTTACCGAGCGACTCATATACCTGTTTGGCATACACTGCGCGGTTGCCTTCGAGTCCGTAGCGCTCCCACTGCTTGAATCCGAGCAGGAGGCCTTGCGGCGTTTCATTAGGATCACGCAAGCGAGCTGCTAGGCTAGGATACCCGCCCTTCGCGGCGTCCCGCGGCATTTCTACGTTTACAGCCCACACGAGCTGCTCACGCAAGCCACAAGGCATATCTACACGCCTACCAGGATGCCATTGCGCCAATCCGTCTGCTACTCCGCCATCGCCTCGTACACCACATGGTGTTACGTAGCTTTCAGCGATAAAGTTGCCGACAAGGTAGGCCGCACCCATCTTGGTGAGTCCTAACTCACGTAGGATGGCCAGTGTCTCATTAATGCGGGCCACTGACACCTTGGCGTGTGGAGAGGTGGACACTGTCCACGCTTTAGCTTCTGCCTCCGCGGCTAGTTTGGCTTGTACGGCCGCTTGCTCTTTAGCTTGGTTTTCTGCGTCAATCTTGGCTTTAGCCTCGATTTGTTGGCGTGTCTCCACTCCAAGCTTTTCGAGCCGCTTGGCTATCTCGCCTTGCTGCTGCTTGCTTTCTGGCGTAGCTTCGTACTTTGTCGATGCTGCCGATTTGTTGATGTGAGGTACTGCCATTAAGGCTAATAGTATTGCTATGATTCCGGTAGCGGCTTTCACTCCGTCCGTCATCCTTTCCCACCTATAATTGTTCTTCATACGGCACTAGGTGATTATTTTTGTGCCTTCCATAGCATAGCAGCTGTTTGGAAGGCTGCAACAGCGCCCAAGAACGTAGCGGCGTATACCATGAATTTAGGAACTGGCACAAACCATACTGCAATACCAAGTGCGAGGCGGGCTACCAAGTCAAGGATGGTAAGGCCCTTTGCAAATGGTTTTGTAACCTTATTAATAATATTTATGTTTGTTGTGTTAGTGTTTTTAGCCATTGATTTTGTCCTTTCTTTTAATCTTTAGCTGGTCTTATAGTAGCATGCACGACGTTGAGAGTCAACACTTTTTTATGAAAAACTCATATATTTTTTAACTTCGCTTTTTATAACGTAGGGTAATCTTGGGGACTGTATAGGGCACGTTTGGGGACTATAAGGGTAATCTTGGGGACTGTATAGGGCACGTTTGGGGACTATATAGGGTAAATTTGGGGCCCATAAGAATAAAGCAGATAGAGCATTACTTACAAGCATCTTATACAAGCATCTGCGCCACAATTTTTTGGCGTGTCACAAAACACCCTTATTACGCCCCCTGCGCGGGGGCGTGCCAGCAAGCTGGCGGTATGTAAAAGGAAATACAAAAATTGTGTTGACTTAATTGTTTGTGTGCGCTACAATAAGGACAGCTTGATAGACAAGATAGAACGGAGACGTAAACCGCTTACCGCCTATCAAGCAAGTTCTATCTCGGTAGGCGGTTTTCGTTTCCAGAAAGGAAAACCAATATGGACGAACACAACATACCATCAGACAAACTATTTTACCGAAACGGCTACCAACCGATGATTGGTGCTCCATTAGCGGAAAACAGGACATGCAATGATACTATCGCGAACTTATACTGTTTGATCGAGTATCTGGCTTATAAAAAGGGATACGCGCATCCAACCAACGAACAATTGGCAGACTGGCAAGTGTGTAGTATAAAAACGATCAAAAACTACTTGCGGCTACTAAAGAAAGCTGGATGGATTAGGATAGACCTTTACGGAAATGGGCCTATCAAAAAGCGCAAGGGTATTTATCCACTGCTTACTGTAGACCGTGAAGCTCGAAAGATTTATTTACCAGACGGTACAGAACTTAATTCTGACAAGAGAGAGCGTGCTCGCAAGACAGATGAGCCACAAACAGATGAAAACGCCTATGATTATGACGACGGAGAAAAGTACGAGCCTACAATAGAAGAGCGTGAAGACGCTGACGAGTTTGACGACGAAAACGAACAAACTGGTTTTATCAAAGAGTATCGAGAAAATCACAAAAGAGAAGAACGTGACAAGTCCTTTATGAAGGCTAGCAAAGATCAACAGTGGGCGTACATCGAGACTTTGCGCAAAAAGGGTGATCTTGTAAGTGCAAACAGGTACGAAGATATGATTGCAGAAGGCGTGACAACCGAACCTGACAATACGCCTGAGGAGGCAGAAGAGCCAAAAGAGGTTGCTGTGTCTAAACCACGAGAGAAAACCCGCGAGCTTACCACAGCAGAGCAATGCGCCCTACAGACAAAGAACATTGAAGCCGACAATTACGACCGGCGCAACAATGTCATTGACGAGGATTTGTACCACAAGCTTAAGCTAGAGGTAATTGCTGAATCAGACGCACGAAAGGCAGAAGAGGAAGCAGAGAAGCAGCAAAATATACAAGCGCAACAACTGCCAGCTAATACCACGGCACAAACCAGCGCTATAGCAACCGTGCAACAGAATGTGCCAACATCAGTAGCAGACAGTCCGCTTGCCACGCCACGTACGAGCGACCGCAAAGGCTACGACCCTGTGCTGAAGGCCTTCTACGACGCAGCCAAGGCGCTTGGCATCTCTATTAAGAACAACGCAACAGCACAAAAGCACGTAAAACGCCTAGAGGACGTACGAGGCGACGACTGGTGTATCAAGTACTTTGACTTTCTACGTATCAATTACCGTTCGTGGGAGTACAAGTACAAGCCGGAGATTGGCAATGAACTTGACATGATCCATAAGGCAAAAGCTATCGAGAACGGTATGCGCCGTATGAGAGAAGAGCAACAACGTAAGTATAAGGTATACTAGAAAGGAAAGGGAGAAACACAAATGCCATATACACTTACCACCTACGATGGTGAAAAAATCGAACTAATGGAGCAATCGCCTGAGAAAATCCGCGAGCTGGCAGCAGATGCAGGGCTAGTGGCTATACAGGACTCGAAGGGACAAGTGCATTACCTTGGCAAAGGACGCCTTGCGAGTATCGACTACACGAAGCCAGAAGGGCCAGTAGTTCCACCAGCGCAGCGTCTAGCTATGGGAGACCAGAAAGACAACCGCAGCGAAGGCCCGGAGGCTGAAGCCAACAGGGCTTGGCGCGATGAGTGCGGGCACAACTACAAGCGCATGGCTAATAAGCAAGAGCGTGACGCTTTCATTAAAAAATGGCTTAATGAGAACACCCAACAATAAAGTTGGGTTTTTCTTTAAAAAAGTGTTGACATTCTAACGTCGAGCATATATACTGAAACTATCAACAACTTAAGGCGAAAGGACAATAGCCAAATGAGTATCATCAACACAATCAAAAACTTTATCAGCCGGCGCAAGCAAGCACAGCAAGAGTGGGACGACGTAGACCAAATGCTAAACGAAGCGCTAGTAGACACTTACTTGGAGAAAATGTAACATGTCGGGCAAAACTGAAACTACAGTAAAAGCAATCCTTGAAGCACGCGACAACAACGGTACGTGCAAGCACTGTGGCCGGAAGATCCAGCTTTACAAGTACAAGATCACACCAGCTATGGTTTACATGCTGAAAGACATGGGGCGCATTACAGCCCGCCAAGCAGCAGAACACCAAAGTAGCCCGCGCCACGTCGACTCTGGCGAGATTGACCGGCCATTTTCTGTACGCACACAGATGACCAAGTTGCGTCTCCATGGGCTAGTGGCAAAGGTAAAAGACGCCAAAGGCAAACATATCCCACGCACCTGGACTGTGACCAAGAAAGGCTGGAAGTTTCTCGCTGGCAAGCCGGTGCAGGCACGTGTGACCGTCTACAACAACACCGTGCTTGGCCACTCTGGTGGGCTGTGTGTGATTGATCAGATTGCAGGCGCGTCTGGCGACTACATTGTCGAACCTATTACTGAGGACGAGAGCAAGCAGCTAACAGCCGCAAAAGGCCAAGACGCTAAAGATAAAGCCAAAGAGCTAGGCTTGTGCTAATATACAGATAAGGGCCGTGCAGCTTGTCCCACGCGGCCCTTATCATTGTAGAAAGGATACCATGAAGATCGAGCACATAAACATAAACCAGCTAAAGTTTGACGAGAGAAACCCCCGCATTATCGATAAAGATGAGTTTGCGGGGCTTGTGTCGTCTATAAAGACATTTGGCCTCGTCGACCCTGTAATTATCAATCACGACAACACAATCATTGGCGGCCACCAACGTACACGAGCCGCCCAAGCTGCCGGCCTTATTGACGTGCCGTGCATCCGCCTGAACCTAGACGAGCACGACAAGATCAAGCTAAACGTCTTATTAAACAGCCAAGCCATTAGCGGCCGTTATGACGAGCTAAAGCTAGAAGAGATTCTAGACGAGCTAAAGTTTGACCAAGACTACCTGGAGCTACGGCTAGATAAGTTAGAGATTAAAGACCTAGACACCGAGCGGCTCATATCACCAAGTGGCACGAAGCTGATGCCTGAGTCTGTCATAGACGGGCGCAAGCTAGACTGGATAAAAAGCGATGAGCTATGGGCGGAGTCGGGAGTAGACACCGGAGAACGTAGCCCCACGCTGTACCAAACGCTGTATGAGTGGTTTTGTCCGCAAGGTGGCCTCATTATGCATCTTAACCCAACAAACGGAGCACCGGGCCTCGTAGCGGCCAAAAACGGCTACAACTTTATTGGCTTGCAAGCGAACGATGCAGATTTAGAAGCCGAAGCGGGCGAGATACTCACGCCAAATGACGGCGGGCTTGCCTACGTGAACGGCGACATTACCGGCTACTTTATTGATCACCCCGACCAAACAGTAGACCTGGTGCTATATGACATGAACACAGAAGATAAGCACAGCGACCTGCTACTGTCTGACCTAGCCAAAAAGATGAAGCCCAACCGCTTTATCATCGCTATTGGCAATTATGAGCGTGTGGACGTGAAGAATGGCGGCGCAATCAACGACGTACCATACCTTACCCAAAAATATATCGATGACTACAACGGCCAAATTGACCTATACAACCACATTATCTTTATCGAGAACACAGACACGAGCAAGTATGCTGCCAAAAACTTTAACAACGTACGTAAGGTAGCCCGCATCCATACAGACGTAATGGTATACACTAATGGCGATCCAGACAAAGCAATCGACGACTTTGCCGTTATCGACTTTTCCACAGACGAAAAGTAAAAAATCTTTGTAATTTCTATTGTTTTTCGTCGTGCATTTGCTATAATAAGAACAGATAAGTAAGACGAAAGGATACTAAACAGGACGAGAAATAACTATTACACATAACACAACTAAACTTGAACATTAAAAATTAGGAGTAAAGACCAGATGGCCAATTTACAAAACCGTATCGAAGATCGCAATAAGGTAATGCGTGCAGCTATGATGTACATGGCGTGCGAAGCCGCTCGTACTATCTTGCTTGAGCAAATAAACAATAAAAACAGCAAGGTTGATTTGACCGCAGAAGACATTGTAGACCTTGCTATCATGCAAAACCGTGCGACTTGGGCGCTCGAAGCCTCTCATGTCATTGATGACATTAAGGCAGATTTGAGGAAGCGCAAGAAAATCCAAAAGCTCGCACTTGAACAGCAATAGTAAACAAAGGGGGAGAATGGAAGTAGACCCAAAGATGCGCGCCCTCATGCTGATCGTAGCAGACACTGTGATTGAAGGCTTTGGCAAAGATAAGAATGACTTGCCAGAAGTAATAAACGCAGAAGAGCTATTCGAACAGCTGATGGCGTACACAGCAGCGAACGGACGCGAGGCAGTAGCCCGTGTGCGGCGCGACATTGAACAAATAAGAAAGGGGGCAAATGATGGCGACAAATAGCCAAGTACTAGACATTCGCGACGGCCTCGTAAAATCTGGGCTGGAGATTACAGACGCCGAGCAGCTTATCAAGGCTTACGGCGCACCATTCACTGAGGTTGGCAAGATTCTCGCTACCTACAAAGACATTGTGGTAACTGACGTATCGCAAAAAGAGGAGATGCAGAAAGCCCGCAAGATGCGGCTTGCACTCCGCGGCCAGCGCGTCAAGATCAAAAAGACACACGACTTTTTGAAGGCAGACGTACTGAAGCAGTCAAAGGCAATTGACTTTGTAAACCGTGAAGCGGCAAAGATTATCGGTGAAGCTGAGAAGTATCTTGAAGACCAAGAGAAGTTTGCTGAGAACTTACTAAAGAAACAGCAAGAGGAAAAGCTGGCAGAACGGCGCGCCAAGCTGATGATGTACACAGATGACATTAGTTTGTACGAGCCGACACTCACAAGCTTGAGTGATGAGAAGTTCGAGCAGCTACTCGCGCAGCTGAAGCAGGCAAACGAAGACGCCAAGGCAGCAGCAGAAGCTGAAGAGGCCAAGCGTAAGGCAGAAGCAGAGCGTGCAGCCAAGGCGGAAGCTGAGGCAGCAGAGGCCAGGCGTAAACAGGCCGAGGCAGAGGCAGAAGCCGCACGACTCCGCGCCGAAAAGGAAGCAGAGGAGCGCGCCAAGGCTGAAGCTGAAGCCAAAGCAGCAGAGGAAGCTCGCAAGGCAGCGGCAGCGCCAGACAAAGAAAAGATCATGGCCGCTATCGACGCTATCCAGTTTAAGGTAGAAGGCCTCACAGACCTACAGGCTATGGAGTTTGCCGACAAGATCGCGCAGCACCTCGAAACAGTCAAAACAAATTATAAGATTAAGGCAGGCAATCTATGACGATAAATGAATTTGTAGAGCAGGCAAGGGCTTTGGGATTTGACGTTGAGCATGGCCCAAACTCGCACTTTATTGCACGCAACGATAAGACACTTGCAAGGGTCGACAGAGGCCGCGCCAGGGGTGTTGATACGATGTTTACACATATGAGTAAACTAGATGAAGAGACTGGATTATCGCTCATGGCGCTACTCTTTGAGTTTGCCAGCACACCGGTAAATGAACGTGAAGATGACGACTACCACGTATACACAACCTACACAGATAACGAAACCGTCGGCCATAGGTTATACGTTACTAGCTATGGCAATAGTGGCGAAAAGCTTATGCTTGATGTTGGTATTGGTTCCGCGTTATACACATCATACGATAGGGCAGTAGAAATTGCAGAGCAGCTGAGTAAGAACACGGGCATGAAGTTTGAAGTTGAAAGTGCTGAGCGATGACAATTAGGGAACTTAAGCAGCAATAAAGAAAACAAAAGTAACAGCGGAATAGAAAGGAACATTAACAATGGCAAAAGGTTTTAGCAAAGCAGTGGTAATGGGCAACTTAACCCGTGACCCTGAGACAAAGCAAACAAACAGCGGGCACAGCGTAACCGGCTTTACGCTCGCAGTAAACGGTCGTAACGATGATGTTGCGTACATTGACTGTACAGCATGGAATAAGGGCGGCGAGACAATCGCGCAGTATCTCCATAAGGGTGACGCGCTGCTCGTATCTGGCCGGCTTAACCAAAGCCGCTGGCAAGATAAGGGCGGCAATAACCGTAGCAAAATCGATGTTGTAGTCGATGAGTTTGCCTTTATCGGTAGCAAGAACAATAGTGATGGTAGTAGCACGCAAACAGCGCCACAAGCTAACTACGATGAGCAAGCGCCAGTATCTGACATTAACATCGCAGACATTCCATTTTAATAAACAGGCAAAACAAACATGGAATATGAGACAGTAGAGATAAAGTACCGCGACGAGGAGACAAAGGGTATCGGTGTACCGGCTGGCGTGTGGGTAGCGCGCCGGCTGAGCAACGGCGAGGTATTTAGCTACGGCACACTCGAAGGCTTGAAACAAAAGGCGGTTGCACGACGTTACAATTATATCGTGTACCGCAAAGACAATAAGCTAGGTGGGTATATCGCAGACGAAGTATTTGACTGTACAAAAGGGGTACTTGGCAAAGACTGGCACAAGGTGTAGAATATTTGGTAGCTGTGTGTGGGCGCAGCTGCCAGATTCCTCCTTTATGGTGAGACGCAGCAATTGTTGCGTCTCTTTCTTTTGGTGTATAATGTAGCCATGGCAACAACGAAGAAACGCGGCCTAGATGCGAAAAGCGACACTGAGACGAAAGTGCCGCCCATTAAGAATCTAGATATAACAAAGAATAATAGAAATGATTCCGAGATAACGGACATGCGGCTTGAGATGGTGCTAACGCAGATGTTGAACGGTGCGCGCACCTCTATCATCAAGCAGACGATCAAGCAGCAGTGGAATATCGGCGAGCGCCAAGCCCAAAAGTACATTGCAGCAGCCAAAAAGCGTATCATTGCCTCATACGAAGAGCAAATGCCAGAGTTTGTGCAGACACAGCTTGAAAAGATAAACCACGTGTACTACGAGTCTATGAAGAATGGAGAAAGGGCAAACGCACTAGCAGCATTAAAGCAAGCGGCACAGCTTGTAGGCGCTGAAGCACCGACCAAGTCGGAAACAACAGTAAAAATATCTGGTGCGATTAAGGGTATGAGCGATGAAGAACTTACAAGAATCATCGAGGGAGTTGCTGGAACTGAAAGCAGCAGCAGCGATGGAGCTGATCGAGCGAAGAGCAGTTGATGACTTTAACTACTTTGTGAATCATGTATTTGCCCTCTCATTCCAAGATGAGTTTGTGAGTGGGCAATACGTTGCTGATGTATGCGAGCACATGGACAAGCACCCGTACGCTATGTATATCACAGGCCGTGGCCACTTTAAGAGCACACGCCTGTACGCTCGTCTCATGTGGCACTTATTGCGCTTTAAGCGAGAGAAGCGACGTAGCCCGGTAGAGGGTTGGTACTTTAGCTATAACAGCGAGCTAGCAGCCTATCACCTCTCCAAGGTACGCAGCCTAGTAGCCATCAACCCATTTTATTCAGAACTTACGAACTACAAGAGCCAAACAGACTCTGTGCTTGGCTTTGCAAAGGTAGGGCCAAACCAGACACTCGATAAAGCGCCCAAGTTTCTCGTAAAACCCGCCGGCCTCCTCGCCTTTAAGCGTGGTATCCACGCCAACCTTATCTACGTAGACGACCCGCTAAAAGACCCCGAGAATAAGCTGAAGCCTACCGTCATTCGCAAGATCAACCGTATCGTCTCTACAGAGCTGCTACCTATGGTAAACAAAGGCGGTGAGTGCTATGTAGTTGGCACGCCGCAGACAAACGACGACTTTTTCTTTGATAAGGGATTGAGTACGCTCTTTGCCCAATGGTTTACGCCGGCCATCCTAGACTGGAAGGCAGAGAAAGTGCTATGGCCTGACTTTTACACGTTCGAAGACCTTATGAAGATTAGGGCAGCACAGGGTGACAAGACATTTAACCAGGAGTACATGGCACAGCCTGTATACAACGAAGACAGCTATATTAACCGCGAAGCCCTAGAGAGCGTAGCCACAGAACTGTGTTGGAAAAAGCGAGATTGGAATAAGATGCTAGCCGACGCTGTAGTTGTAGGCGGCTTTGACATTGGCAAGAAACGCCACCCAAGCCACCTGGCGCTATTCATCAAGAAATACAGCGAGACGGAAGACGGCGACGAGATTATAAGCTACCGGCAAATATACTCATTCTGGATGGACGGCTGGCAATACGAGAAGCAGTACAAAGAGCTAAACCAGATATGCGAACTATTCAATGTCTCTAAACTGTACTATGATAATACTAGGGCTGAATTTGAGGGATTTGCTGAGCAGGGATTATTAAATCCGGTTATGGAACCAGTGACATTAAACGCCAAAAACCAAACCAAGATGGCCGCTAACCTAGACATGCTCATAACCAACAACCGTATCAATCTGATCAATGAGCAAAGGCAGACGAGCCAGCTCCTCATGGTAGACAACGCATTGCAAGCACTCGAGTCTCCAGAGGGACATGGTGACTCATTCTGGAGTATCTGTATGGGTATCTCTAATGAGGATGAGGGCGATATTTGGATTCGCTATTAACAATAATAGGATGATAAGCTAATGACCAATAACAAAGGATTATTGCAAAGGGTGTACGACGCAGTACTAAACCGGCAAGAGAAGCCGGCGGAATCACGCGCCAACTACCTGAGCGATGACGGCGGAGTATATTCATACAACGCTGGTATGCCATCATTCCAAGGTGGCAAAATAAAAGAGTACAAAGACAAAGCAAGCCAAGTCACAGCCAACAAAGGCTGGGTTTTTGCTGCTAACGACTTTATCGCTGAAGCTTTCAGTGGTGTTGAGTTTCAACTCGTAAAGACAGACAGGAACGGTAACCGCAACACGATTACCGAGCACCCTATACTCTCTTTGCTACAAAGCCCAACAGACAGCCAGCACGGTATGCAGATGCTATACCTCCACGCTAGTTACTTGAACATTAACGGCGAGAGCTACATTGTGCCTACAGGCGAAAACACCGAAATGCGTGGCTTACCAGCAGCGCTTACTGTGTTGCCCGCTCATCTAGTAGAGTACAAGGTAAACAAAGACACTGGCGATGAGATTATGCGTTATGGTGATTATTACTGGATGAACACAGACACAGAGCGCCAATTTTACCGTGACTACCGACCTAACCCGGCTAGCCCGCGCAATGGTATGTCGGTTATTCAGGCCGCAGCTGGTGCAGTAGATACAGACGATAAGGCTGTAGACTATAACCAGCGCTTTTTTGCTAACAGCGCACGGCCTAGTATGATCATCGAGTCTGAAAAGCAGATGACAGATGTAGCATTTAGGCGGCTAAAACAGCAGCTTATCGAGTTTTACAGTGGTGGGCAAAACGCTTATGTACCAATGATCCTTGGCGGCGGGGCGTCTGCTAAACAATTCGTTTTGACACAACGCGATATGGATTTTCTAGAAGGCCGAAAACTGAGCCGTGACGAGATACTGGCGATGTTTCGCGTGTCTCCAGCGCTGCTTGGTATGATCACGTCTGCTAACAGGGCCAACATGGAAGCGGCAGAGTATCACTTTGCCAAGTACACATTGCTGCCACGTGTCCGCGCCTTCTGTAACTTTATCAATAAGTATGTGATTGATCCGTTCGATCCATCGCTCGAGCTTACCTTTGTAGACTTTATACCGAGTGACTCAAGTGTAGAAGCTAGCGCCAACACGGCAGCTATCAATAACTGGATGACGGTTAATGAAGTGCGCAAGACATTAGACCTGCCGCCTATCGAAGGTGGTGACGTGCTGTACCGTCCATCTGGCCGTGTAGAGATTGGCAAGAGCGAAGAGAGCGAGCCAGAGCCCAAGGCTGAAGGCAAAGAGCCTGAAGCGTCTGACAGCGACGAGGACAAAGAGCAGGGCAACAAAGAGCAAGACGAGAAGAAACTGGCAGACGAGGCCAAGAAACGTGCCAGGCGAGAGCTAGCTATCATGCTGAAGCGCGCAGCCAATCAAAAAAAAAAGAGGGTAGAGAAGCGAGCCGCTGACAGATTCCAGCAAGGCGAAAAGCGGGTGGCAGACATGCAGCCACGGCTAGATAAGTACGAGGCAAGCTTTAGGAAGGCAGCCCGCAAGCACTTTGAGGCGCAGCGCAAGGCTGTCATTGAAGAGTTGAACGAAGTAGAGGACGGCAACCGTAGCTTGGCCAAGCGTGACATTGACCCTGTCTACAAGCAGCTAGCGCTCATTATGAGCGATGAGCAGTGGGACATTAACTTGCAAGATGCGCTTATGCCGCTGTATACCACGCTCATGAAAGAGCAGATCAAGGACGCCTGGGCACAGCTACCTAATTTTAAACCACCTAAAGACGTGCCGGCCGTCTCTGAGTTTGTGAAGCAGCGCGCACGCAAGATCGCAGTGGATATTAACGACGAGAGCCAGAAGCAGATACTACTGACGCTAGCCGAGGGTATCGACAAAGGCGAGAGCCGCAACGAACTACGTGCCCGTGTTGAGAATATATTTGGCGACATGAGCAGCAAGCGGGCAGACCGTATTGCACGCACTGAGAGCGTACGAGCAGCCAGCCAGGCTGATATATACGGCTGGGATGATTCAGACATTGTGACCGGCAAGGAATGGCACACCAAGCTAGGTGACGCCTGCCCATTCTGCCAAAGCCTAAACGGTAAGATTGTGGAGCTGAACAAACCATTTGTGGAGCTAGGCGACAGGCTAGAGGTAACGACAACCAGTAAAGCAGGCAATCCTGTGACACACACGCTGAAGGTAGACTACGAGCCGATGGTAGGCCCACCAAGCCATCCCAACTGTCGTTGTGTACTCTTGCCAGTAATAGTTGACCAGTAATAGAATAAAGCTAGGAGATAAACCATGAACATTATTTTACGTAACAGCGTACCCCAATCAGTAGATGAAGATAACCACACCGTGCGTATCCGGTTTACTGACGAGTCTGTAGATAGCTATGGTACTAGCCTGAAGTTTGACGGCTGGGACTTTAAGCGCTTTATGGACAACCCAACTGTGCAGCTGGATCATTACAGCGATGCAGCAAGTAACATCGGCCGTGTCTTGGAGATTATTCCAGTGCCTGACGAGCGAGCTTACGACGCTATTGTGCAGTTCGACGTAGACGACATGAGCGAGTATGGTGGTAACTGGGCGTGGGGTAAGGTGTCGCGTGGCTTTCTCCGCACGTGGAGTGTCGGGTTTGAAAACCTTGTAAACGAAGGGCTTGAGTACCTGAAGAACCAGCTGTTTGAGATTAGCCTGGTTGGCATACCGTCCAACACAGGGGCTACCACTCGTGCGTTAAATGATGGTAGTATATCTGAAGAGGAGGCAAGGGGCTTGATGAAACGCTACTACAGCGAAGCACGCAAGCTTGAGGCGGCCCTCGACAATACAACAGCTAAACCAAAAGGGGCACGTATGAACAAAGAGGAATTACAAGCGGTAATAGCAGAAGCTATGAAACCATTCCAAGAGCAGCTAGCAGCTTTAGAAGAAAAGCTAGCCACCGAAATTGCACCAAAAGCAGAAGCCAAGACCGAAGAGGATACGCCAGCTGAAGCTGAGCAGAAAGCCCCGGCAGAGGCTACCGAAGATAAAGCGGCCACAGAGGACGCCAGCACAGAGGTAGATGAAACCGAGACGATCAGCGATGAAGAGGCCGAGCGCATCATTGCAGAATTTGAAAAGGAATTGGCCGAAGATGAAGGTGATGAGTCATTAGGTTATTAAAGTAACGATAACAAAGGATACAAAGTAAATATGCCTTACACAAAGGAACAATTGGCCGCAGAGATTGAGAAGCGCCAAGCAGAGGCTCGCAAGCAGGCTGAGGCACGTGCTGCCCGACATGCCAAGATGACCGAGCACAACAAAGAAATGAGCGAGAGCGACCGAGGCCGCGCACAGACCCGTGCATGGTTCGACGCTGTCCGGACTGGTAACACGCAGGAACTACGCCGCATCGACAGCGAAGTTGCTCGCGAGTACGCCGACATTGACATTGAGGTACGTCGCATGGGCCACCGTGCAGACAGCCAGAATGTCACCACACAGGCTGACGGTGGTTACCTCGTGCCTACTGTCATTGAGAAGGCTATCGTTGAGAAGATGGTGGACGTTGCACCTATTCGGCAGTTTGCTACCGTTATTAGCAACGCGCCTGCCAACCTCCGTGTGCCTGGCCAAGTTAGCCGGCCACAAGTAGCCTGGACAAACGAAGAGGCTGCCTACAATAAGACAAAGGCAACCTTCTCTGGGTTCGACATTGTCGCTAAAAAGCTCACCGGTATTGTGCCTCTTACTGAAGAGTTTCAGCAGGACGCAGCTGCATTTAGCGTTGTTGAGCAGCTTTTGACCAAGCAGCTCGCTGAAGAGATTGCCTACCAAGAGAACATTGCTTTCTTGGCTGGTGACGGCACGACCAAGCCACGCGGTATCCGTACCCGCAAGACTGCTTTGCCAGCGGGCCAGAAGATTAACATGGGTGCTAACCTTGCAGCGCTTAACTACGACGTTGTGAAGAAAGCTTACCGTGCTATGCCTCTTGGCTACCGCCGCAACGCTTTCTGGGTTGGTAACACTAACTTGGTTGCGCAGCTTGACACTGTCAAGGATGGCCAGGGCCGCTATATCTACAGCCAGGACGTTCGCGATGGTCTGCCATACGACAAGCTACTTGGTCTGCCATTCGTAGAGGTTGATGCAACCGCTATGAACTTTGACGAGCTGTGGCTTGTAAACAAAAACTGCTTCTGGATCACCGACGTTGCCGGCATCCGCATTGACTTTGGCTTTGCGACTGGCGACTTTGAGAGTGGCCGCAACAGCCTCCGCGTGATGAAGCGAACAGGCGCAAGCCCGCTGATCACTGACGGGTTCGTCATGGCAAGCGTGAATGGTGCTTAATTAAAAGAAAGGACACACTAAATGGCACACATCGTATTTACTGAATGTTTGGACGTTTACGTACCAGGTGACCACCTGTACCACGTAACCCAAAAGAAACTTGACTACCTGGACATGCTGACAAAGGTTTACTTTGACGGCGAGCCACGGTACAAGATCGTCGAGACTCACGAGCAGGAGGAAGCCCGCGAACAGGCTGCCTACATTGCCGAGAACAAAGACGCTTGGCAAGTTGAAAAGGACGCACTGATTGCTCGCTACAAGGCTGGCGACCAGTACGCCGCTCGCGAGTGGGAGCTGTCCGCATTTGCTGATGAGCCAGAGTTTCCATACGAGAAGGTGCTCACCGAGATGGAAGCAGAGGAGAAGGCAAAGGCTGAAGCTGGAGCCGCTGGTAAAGACGAGCAGCCACCTGCTGAGGGTGCTGGCAAGGACAAGAAATAGCCAACAGGCTGTGACTTGCGAAGGGGATGGCCTGGAGGCTGTCCCCTTTTCTGTTTATAGGAGATAATAAAGCTATGGCTATAGTTACATTAGACGAAATAAAGAAACAGCTGGGTATCACCGGCAATGATAGAGACGCTGAGCTACAAATGTACATCGACATGCTGCCACAGTGGCTGTATGACATTACAGGTGTGTGGTTCGGCTCGCTAAAGACAGAGACAGAGATACAGGACTACAGGCCTGTGGTGTTTCTGGACAACGTGTACATCAAACAGGTGTCCAAGATAAAGCAAGGTAGGATAACCGATGAGACCACAGAGGAAAGCCTGAGCGAAGTACACGGCTACAGTGTAGACAATAAGACCGGCCGCATCACACTGTCTACAACAGGCTACAAAGACCAGTACGAACGCACGGACTACGACCAACTCCATATTACTTACACGTATGGACTTGAGGACGTACCAGCAGCCGTAAAGATGGCGGCTATCCTTATGGTGCGTGGCATGGCTAATGAGATTAGCAGCGGTGGCACTACTGTCACATCTGAGCGTGTGGGTAACTACCAGAAAACCTACAGCATATCAAAGAAAGAGCAAACGCTATTAGCGCCGTTTGTGAGGTTTCTCGTATGATTAGCGCCAACATGCTACGTCATACCGTAACCGTTAAGCGCCTTATGAAGACGCAGGGGATGGTGCAGAAGACGCAGGCCGTTATGAGCGGTGTGCCATGCACCATCTTGCCTATGAGCCGCGAGAACAGCGTGGCGTACAATATCAGTGCTTACAAAGCGTTTGACATGTACGCCAACACTGACAAGATCAAGGTAAACGACACCGTGACTGATCAGTCTGGGCGTAACTACGCCGTCAAAGCGCTAAACCCATATGAAAACTTTGACAACGTGACTCACTCACATTATGTGCTGGAGCTTGCCGCGTAATGGCTACCTACATCAAGGTTGATACTGGTAACGTACCGCAGCTGGGCCGTAGATGGCGCGGAGAGGCCTCTGGAGCTGTCCAGCGCATCTTGGCTAATGGTTCGGTAATAGTGCAGCGATCCATGCGTAAAAACGCCCCTGTGGGCGTTACACAGCGTCTGGCGGGCAATATACAGCGTACTATCGGCAATGGAGAGGCGAATATTACGCCGTTGAGTAAGTACGCACCAGTGATCGAGAAGGGCCGCAAGCCTGGTAGCCGTATACCGCCGTGGAAAAATGAAGACTTTCAACGATGGGTGCGAGCCAAGCTAGGTAACGTGTCGCCATTCGTAGTAGCCCGCTCGATTGCTCGTAAGGGTACGCAGCCGCAGCCGTTTATTGAGAAGACGTACAAAGAGACTGAGCCACAGATACAAGAGTACGCAGCACGGGCTATAGCAAACGTAATAAGTAAGTTGGAGGCGTAACATGCAAAATAAGATCAGCAATAAGCTCGTAGAGGTAGTAAAGGCTATCCGCGATGAAGACGGCAACCCTGTGTTTGCTGAGGTTGTAGACTACGACGACGGAGTCAATAAGTACCAGGGATACCCTGCTGTGATGATCGTGCCAGACGACGCACCGGCCGAGCTTGGGCAAAACACTGAAGTGCACCGCCGTGAGGGCTTTAACGTCATTGCTATCATTCCTATGAATGAAGACGAGAGCAAGCGCGCAGAGGACTTTAAGAACATGCGCACACTGTCTGGGCTTATCCGTGACGCTATAGACGACACGGTAGACCTAGACGGGCTACGACACCGGGGTAAAGACCGTGTACTAGGCGTCGTGCCAACGTCTGCCGGCTGGAGCGTGGCAACTGAGCCCGTAATGGCTTTGGTGGCTACTATCAATGTTATAGTGCGCTACGACCACTACACAGGTAACTAGTAAATTGTTTATAATCAGGTAGGAGTATGAACATGAACAATAACCAATCACCAAAACGTACCTACTTTAACCCCGAGACCGGCAAGACCGTTGAGGCCACGTCGGCACAAGAGGCGGCTTTGAGGTTCGACAATATGATCAATGAGACGTTTGATAAAGCTGAGCCAGTAGAGGCTGAGCCTGATACATCAGATGATAAAAGTAACACGGAGGCCAAATAATGGCAAATATTGACTTTATCGGTCGGCGTATTAGCTATGGTATCGCCAAGGAAGCTACGCGTGGCACAGCAGCCACTACCGCAACTCACTGGATTCCACACCTGAGCGCTGACCTGCAAGACAAGCACGAGAGTGCACTTAACAACAGCGCCATGGGTGTGATTGACCTAAACAACGATGCCATCGTTACGCAGATTTGGAGCGAGGGCAAGATTGAGGGTAAGATCCAGGTAGAAAGCTTTGGGCTTATTCTGCTTGCTGCCCTTGGGCAAGTTACCAGCGCTGCCGGGGCAAAGGCTGGCACATTTAAGCATAACTTTACCCGCCTTAATAGCAACCTGTCGCCAAGCTTGACTATCTTTGAAAAGTCACCAGCTGCTGACCTTAAGTACGAGCTGTCGTGCCTTAAGAG